CTCAGAGAATCAACGCAAAAATAATCGGTTCGAGGTCGCGGCATGAGTTCGAACGCTTCCGACAATTGGGACCTGATTAGTTTGGTGCCCGGCGACACCGGGCCCCTCCCCAATCACCCAGGGTTCGAGATTGAGGATGAAGGCGCGCTCATGTCGCGCATTCGGAATTTCTACGACGAGGGCACGGGCGCCTGGGAAGAGAACCGGCGTATGCACTCCGAAGACCTGAACTTCATCTACAACAGTGAGGCGATGGGTCAGTGGGATCCGGTCGTCCTCCAGAACCGTCGCGGCAAGCCCTGCTATACGTTCAACCGGTGCATCGGGCCGGTGAACATCGTTGTGGCTGACATGCGTCAGACACGGCCAGCCGGTAAGGTAAGGCCAGCGAGCGACGGCGCCAGCGAACCCGTCGCCGACATCTTCGGCGGCCTGTGCCGTTCCATCGAGATGTGCTCCCGCGCGGACCAGATCTACAAGGAACAGTACAAGTTCGCGGTGGCCGGCGGCTTCGGCGCGTGGCGCATCATGCCGACCTACATGAGCGACGACGGCGACGGCGCCTTCGATCAGGTGCTGCGCCTCATCAACATCGCGAATCCGCAGACGGTCGTGTGGGACCCGCAGTGCGCCGACTCGTGCGCCGGCGACGCCAACCGTTGCGTCATCGCGGAGCGCGTCTCTGACGAGGTGTACCAGGCGATCTACAAGGACGAGAACGGCGTCAGCTTCACGATGTCGCGCGACAGCTACGGCTGGTTCACCGACAAAGAGGTCCGTATCGCGGAGTACTTCGAGCGCGTGCCGCGCGAGAAGAAGATCTGCCAGATGACCGACGGAACGGTACACGACTACGACGCCGAGATGCGGGCCAACGAGGCCCACTTCGAGGAGCACGGGATCACCGCCGCCGAGCACGGCGTGGTCCGCATCGCCAAGTACAAGGACGGCCGCAAGAAGATCCGCCCGACCATCAAGTGGCAGGTCATGTGGTGCAAGGTGGACGGCTCGAACGTCCTCGAAGGCCCGTACTACTACGACTGGAAGCGCATCCCCGTGGTCCGCTGCCCCGGCCGTTACATCAACATCGAGGGCCGGAAGAAGTTCCAGGGCCTCATCCGTCACGCGAAGGACCCCCAGCGCAGCTACAACAGCCGCGCGTCGGACATGATCGAGCGCAGCGCTCTCATCCCGAAGGCCCCGTACCTCGTGACGCAGACAATGATCAAGGGCTTCGAGTCGGAGTGGAACCAGGCCAACGTCCAGTCCCGCCCGTACTTGCCGTACAACCCGGACCCGAAGGCCGAAGGCTCGGCCGGTATGCCGCACCGTATGGAACCCATCGACCTGCCGCAGGGCGCCATCGCGCTCGCGCAGATGTCGATTGAGGACATCAAGGCCACCATCGGCATGTTCGACGCTTCGGTCGGCAACGCGGATGAGATGAACCGCGTCTCCGGCAAGGCGCTCGTGCAGCACAACAAGCGCTCCGACCTGGGCAGCTTTGAGTTTGTCGATGGCTACGGGTCAGCTCTGCAGCTGACCTGGGAGATGTTCATCGACATGATCCCGCACACCTACGACACCGAACGCGTTGAGCGGATCATCGGCCACGACGGCGTGGAGAAGATGGTCACCATCAACGGCGCGCAGGCAGGCACTGAGGACCTGATCAACGACCTGAGTAAGGGCTCGTACGACGTCCAAGTCAATATCGGCTCCAGCTACCAGTCCGCGCGCCAGGAGGCGCTGGAAGTTCTGATCGGCTTCGCTGAGGCGATGCCGGAGTCCGCGGCGGTCATCGCTGACCTGATCGCGAAGAACATCGACACCCCGGACGCGCAGGAGATGGCGCGCCGGTTGCGCAAGCCGCTCATCGCCCAGGGCCTCGTCCAGCCGACCGACCAGGAGAAGGCGGACGGCGCCGGCCAGCCGACCCCAGCCCAGCAGGCCCAGCAGGCCATGCAGCAGCTGGAGCAGCAGATTATGAAGGGCAAGGCGGACAAGATGACCGCCGACGCCACCATCGCGCAGTCCAAGGCGCAGTCAAGCCCGGCGGAGCAGGAGAAGCTGAAGCTCGGCAACATGGCGCTGGCGAGCAAGATCCACGACATGGCGCTCGGCCACGCCGGCGTACCCGACCAGGGCGAGCAGGCGTCCGCGCAGCTCGAACTGCAGCACCAGGGTAACCTGAACCAGCAGGAGCTGCAGCACAACGAGGCCACGCACCGTCAGGGACTCACGCAAGAGCACGGCGAGCACATCGCCGGCGTCCTGAAGGGGCGTTCCGAGCACGAGTCCGATGACCAGCGCGCGCAGCGCGAGCACGAGTCCGAAGAGCGCCGGCTGCAGGAGCGCCACGCGCGTGAGGAAACTCGCAAGCAGGAAGCGCACAGGGCTGAGATGGTCCGGCTCGCGGAGAAGCACACCGCCGAGCGCGAGCACGCTGAAAAACTGAATGCCGCAAAGGTCACCGCCGCTAAGGCGATGGCCCGCGCGAAACCGAAGCCGGCCAAGAAGGCCGCCTAGTCCTTATCTGGTGAGACAGATAGCGCCTCGCGCGAGCGTAATCGCGTGTAACAATCTGGAGATTCAACATGGCCTTCACGCGCGATGACCTAGCTGCGTACGAAAAGCAGCCGGCTAAAGTAATTTCTGACAAGGTGTCTCCGTTCCGCGGAGCCACCCCGGCCAGAGCCGCCGACGCCGCAGCTGTCGCTGCAGTCGCCTCTGGCAACGTAGATGCAACTCCTGGCGGCGCGCCCCGCGCGCAGGCCCAGGCCGCCCCCGCCGACGACGCCCCGGTCGTTGACGAGGACGGTTCTCTCGGCGACCCGACCGATTCGGGTGAGGGGACTTCGGACGCACAGTCGGACTCGTCCACCGACCTCGTCGGACACGGCGACGCTGCTGACCCGAACGCGGACCTGACTGGCGATGCCCCCACAGAGGGTGGGGACGAGCCGGTACCCGCGAAAGGATCAGCCCGTGAGCGCATTGTCGAGCTGAACGACAATCTCGAAGGTACCAAGATATTTGCCCGGTCGATGCAGGAGACTGCCAAGACGCTCGCAGAGCAGAACGCGATCCTTCGCGCTCAGCTCGACGGGACGTCCCCGGCGGCCGCCGTACCGGCCCCTCGCGTTGAGAACGACGCCCCCGGCCCCATGCCTGACATGAGCGACGAGGACGTGCAGTTCGACAACGACAAGTATCGCGAGAAGATGGCGAAGTGGTCGAAAGCAAACGCTCGTGCGGAAGCACGCGCGATGTTCCAAGAAATGACCGGTGCTACTCAGGCCCAACAGCTAGTCGTGGAAGTGAACACGAAGGTTGAGGCGTACAAACAGGAGCACCCGGAGTTCGAGGAAATCGTGACCAACAATAAGACGCTTAAGGCTAACCAGCTGGCGCCTATTGCTGGACTTCGCGTTGCCAAGTCCCCCTACACCGCTGAGATCCTGATGCACTTCGGAAATGACGTCCCGTACGCTGTCCGCGTCGCGAAGATGTCCCCCGATGAGCAGCTGATGGAGATCGGCGAAATTGTAGCGGGGATCAAGGCCGCAAAGAAAGCAGCTGGGACCAACGGCGCCAATCCCGTACCTCGGAATGGTCAGACGACTCGGCAGACGGGCGCGCAGCCCGCCAGGAAGTCCATCACCAATGCCCCGCCCCCGCCCAGGCCGACACCGGCCGCAGGGCGACCGGCCGCGCGCGACGTCCTCGATCCTAACATATCGATGGACGACTTCGTGCGACAGCACAGGACGGGGAAGCAAGCAGATCGCGCCCAGAATCGAAAGCAGCGCGGTCTGAACTAACAACTCGGAAGGGTTAAATGGCTAACTCACTCATCACGGCCCAGTGGGTCGCTCGTAAGGCGCTGGTACTACTCCACGCCAAGAGCAACTTCACAGGTCGTACCAACCGCGACTACCAGAGCCTTCTGCCGGGACCCATCAATGGGGTCATCCTCGGCCAGCAGCTCTCTATTCGTCTGCCGTTCCAGTACGTTCTGCGTACCGGTCCTCAGATGAACGCGCAGAACAGCGTCCAGCGTTTCGCGACGTTGCT